AACTGCGATGGCTGAGTTCAGCGTGACCGAGGTCGCACCAGCCGAAGCCGCCGTTGCCACGAAGGACGAGGTTTGGATCAGTTGCCCGTTCGCAGCGACGTACGCCACGTTAGTACCAACCGGAATTGCCGTAGGCAAACCAGAACCCGTGAGGGTAATAGTCGTACTAGACGACGAACCAGAGGCCGTAACGCTGAAGGCCGTGTCTTCCACCACGCCAACACAGCGAACCGGCAGGATCGTAGACACAGGCGTAGCGGTCGGGGCCAGCACGGCGTTTGCCGAGTTACCCGTGTTCACGTTGCCAGTGTTGTTGATCATGCTCAGGTTCGTGCCTACCATCGCCAGAGCGCCAGAGGCAATTACCGTGGTAGCAGAGCAAACCACCGCCTTGAACACCGTGTCAGGATCGTCAGCAACAACCGCTGCCGCATCGCCAGCCAGCGTAGACGCGGGCCAGTATTGCGAGAAACGCTTCTGCTTCGTCACCGGATCGGTGTACGAACAACCGAGGAAAACCCCGGTAACTTGGTTCACACCAGTGCCGGTCGAAACCGATGCACGGGTAGCGAAACCACGAGCCAACACCACATAGTCACCGTAGAAGATGTTCGTGGCGTAGCCGTACTGAATGGGCAAGGTGCGGGTTGAACCTGCAAACACCTGCCCGCCGATCAAATTGATCGGCTTTAGCCCGTAGGGGGCGTCTACCGTGGGGTAGGACATGTGAGACTCCTAAAGTTTAAGTACCGCGTCCAAACGACACCTCAGACTTGCGCTCTCGAAAGAGCGGCATTCGGGGATCGTTATCGCGCATGTAAGCGTTGTCCACCGACTGCATCTGCCCATCAGTTTGACGCTGAAAGTGGGCGTTACGCTGTACGACGAACTCCTTTGGTGTTTTGCAAAGCAGCAGACCGCCGACTTCAATGCTGTCCGGGAAACGGCCTGAGCCACCTCCACCCAGTTGAATCTCGGGATGATCGCTTGCTTTCACGGGCTCCCAGCCCTCGCGGAGTTTTGAGGACACATTGATCGGGTCATTGGTCCCGAGTGTGCTGACGCGAATCCAACGGAAAGCATACCCTTCTTCCGGGTTCGGATCGGGCAGGAGTTGGGGGAGCATCCACTGCTTGGGCCTCTCGGCCTTCGCTCGGGTGTCCAGTTCACGTGAGAGTCGGTTATCAGCCATTTTGTTTCCTCATTTCTTCCGCTACCTGCTTAGCGTAGGCTTCCAAAGGAACCCCGAGCCGCTTGGCGATGTTTACTTGCGACTGGGTAAGCACGATTTTTCGGGGCGCTGTGCTACGAGTAGCGGGGGTAACGACATTCCCAACAACCCGACGTCTTCCCGAGGTAAACGCTTCGGGGAACAACTGTCGTACGCGGCTATTGATTCGGTCGTAGTACGCGTCGCTATTCGTGTCAACTCCAGAGTTCACAAGTTGTTTGTGTACTGCCAACGCAACCGCTGTCATTTCCTCGTTGTCCCCGAACCACGGATTGGCGTCCTGCCACGCACGGGCTTTGGTGTCTACTTTGGAAGCGGATGTATTTGGCGACGGATCAGGTTGTACCGTATTTTCGTTCTGCTGTAAAGCACCGCCAGAAGTATTGAACTTATCTTCTTCAATCTTCGCTGACGCTAGCGCGTCCTGCGCAACGATAAGCAGGTTGGCGTCCCCCGTTTCATATGCCTGCTGGAGTTTGCGCTTGGCGTCCGTTAACGCCGCGTCAACTTCTTTCTTCTTTTCGACGGTCCTGAGCTTCTTATTCTCGTCGGCCAGTACCGTGGCGATACGCAGGGCCTCCTCCCGCTCGCGCAGGGCGGCTTCCTTGGCGCGGCGCTCTTCGTGATACCCCTTGGAGAAGTGCTGGATGCGCTTCTTGACCCCTTCGGAGTACTGAGACAGTTCGTCGTCCGTGACCTCCGCAGGGGCTTCCTTCATGGGCTTGCGCCCACGGTCTGCTTCAGGCGTATCGTCTACGACCTCGATCTCGGCTTCGCCTTCGATCTCAATCTCTAGCTTTTCTTCAGCGGGCTTTTCGTCGGGGAACCGAAACCGTTCTTCGTGTTCGTGGTTCTGCATGTGTTACTCCTTTGCGTCTTGTGGGACGAGTTCTTTGAGCATGCGGACCTTGCCTTCAAGGTAATTCATGTAACTCTGCTGCTCCACTGATCTTGCCTTCAGTGTGTTTTGCAGGTTCTCAAGCATGGTTACCATTTCGTCAAGCCGCACGCGCATGCGGGACAACTCATACCAAGCAAAGTCGTCCGTGACGCCGTGGGAAATGATTTCTTCTTTATCCACGCTTGATCCCCCTCGGATCTTGGACGACTGCCTCAACGCTGTCGTCGTTGATGATGCGGAACTCGGTCCCGTGGATCTTCAGCCGCGTGCCCGAATTGGGACGAACCAGCACAAAGTCACCCACCTTGCATGAAGGTCTACTAAACCGCTGTGGATCTTTGTAGCAGTCTGGTCCCATCTTTACCACCCACAATACAGAAGACAAAAGCTCCTCATACTGCATGGTTTGGCCTGCTTTGATCAGGCCACTTTCGTACTCTTGTTCTGCTTTTGGTAGGGCGCAAAGAATGTGGTAGGTCACCGGATCAGGCACTTGTCGGGCCTTTTCCTCGTCGGTTTCCGGCAACACGGTTGTGTTTTGGCCGTCGCTCAGGAGTAGTTCACTCATCGTCGTTTTCCATCTTTCGCACAAGGTCGGTTATGAAAGCATGAGCGCGTGAAAGACCCTGGATTTCACCCGTCATGAACTTGTACTCGGCATAGTCTTTTGCCGCACCTGAGATAAGCGCCTGCGCGATGGTTTCGCGGCGCTCTTCCAGTTCTTTAATAACTACGTCAAACGCAGTAGTCATGGTTACTCCTTAGCCTTGGGCTTTTGCTGCCGCATCATCTGCTGCTGAGCCCGTTGGGCGGATTGCTGCTGTTGCTGACGCAACTTCTGTTGGTGCATCTGCTCCTTGTGCTGCATGTCCTGCTGCATCATCATGGCCTTGGTGCGGGGGTCTTCGCCCTGGCTCTTTTGTGCTTCTAGTGCCAGTCTGGCTTGCTCAATCTGCAGCTTCCCCTGCGCAATCTGGAAGTCACGCTGACTGTCCGCTTCCTTGCGCTTCAGCTCCTCGGCCTTCAACTGCAGCTCGGCCTGTTTCATCTGAACCTCGGGGTTCTGCGCAATCTGCTGTGCTTGCTGCTGCTGGGCCTTCTGCACGTTAGTCTGCAGCAACTGCTGGGACGCCTGCGCCACGAGGCGACTGAGCTGAATCTCGGTGTCCTCATCCAACTCCGCATTAGGCGCTGTCATAGGCACGCCCAGTTGCTCTTCGATCTTGGCGCGGTAGTTAAACGCTACGTGCTGCGCAACGTGAGCCATGATGGCCCCCATCATCTGCTGCGCCATCGGCGTCTGCCCCAACATCTGCATGATCGACGGGTCTTGCATCATCGCCATGTGGGTAGCAATGTGCGCCTCGTGATCTTGGTAGATGAACGCCTTGGTCGGCTTACCCGTCAGGAACGCCATGTTCTCGCTGATAGGATCTTTTGGCGTCTGGTCATCTTCAACCGGGACCAGCTTTTCTGCGTTCTTGATACCCAAAACTTCCAGCATCTGCCGGTGAAGTTGAGGCAGGTCGTAGATCTGCGGAGCACCTTGGGCCAACTGCAGTGCAGCTTGATACTGCATGATCCGCTGCGCCATCGTGGCGGCGTTGGGATCAGACACAGGGATGACCTCCACCATGTCATAGTCAGACTGCTTGACCGACCGGTCCCCGCCTTCTGGTGTGTACGCGTAATCTGGCGGCAGGAAGTCCCGGATGATTCCCTTCAGGAGCTTGAACTCCATACGCAAGCTGGCGTGCACGCGGGCCTGCACTGCACTCATTGTCTTGAGCTGTCGCTCCAGAATCGCCAGCGTGGTACCCACCGGGGCTTGCGCCGACATGTCGCTGACCTTCAGGTCCGCAATAGCTGCCAGACGGCGACCGTCTTCCGTAATCTGCTGAAGCAAAGTCGCAAGAACTTGGCTCGGCTCTTTGTACGGCAGGGGCATGATGTTGTCCCTGACCGACCCGCTGGGAATGTCCACATCCCTGAACTCACCGGGGGCGATGGGCGTGTCGTCGCCCTTGATCCGAAGTCCGCGAGACTTCAGGCCACCGGGCAAATTTGACAATGTTCCGGCATCAACGAGCTGGCGAATGATGGAAGTGCCTGCTCGGGCGTAGCCGCCGATCAGATGGATGTACCCAAGTCCGTAGGCCCCGAACCCGGGAATGTACGTGTACTGCACAAAGTGTTGTCGCTTGAGTTTCTTGTCGTCGTCTTCGTTCCAGTTTCGTCGGATGGCGAGGACTGTTGAGGTTCCCCGCTCGATTGTGATGACGTATGGCAGTGGCACTTCATCTTCGTACCCCGGTAAGTCCCAGTCTACGTGGATCTCCAGCACCTGATACCGATCATCGTCGGTCAGCGTGTACCCTTGCTCCTCGGCTTTTTTCTTCTCAATGTCAGTAAAGAACCTGACAGGCTCGCCCAACTCCTCGTCCTTGTAGAACCCCGCTACCTGCAGCTTCTTGACCTCGTTCTCGGTCTTACGCATGACATGCGTCACGCGCTCGGCTGTGTACACGTTTGACGCCCCATAGGGCATGATGAGATCTTCAGCCGGGACAAACGGCGCTGCAGGCAATTCAGTGCTCGGGTTCGGGTAGATTTTCTTGAACGCAGCACCAGAAAGGCCAAGGGAGTACAGCATCCGCTCATGCTCGGACCTGTAGTCAATCATCCGCTCAGTCAGCATGTAGTTCATGTCGTCACGAACTCGTTCTGCTGCCTCTTCTTTCAGCCGGTCAACCGCCCCAATGATCTGCGTCTTGACCGGCCCTTGAGCCGGGAAGGTCTCAGTGATCATCTCGGACTGGAACCTGATAGTCGCTTCGGTCAGCAGCGGGCTGTACACCCCGCACGCGCCGTTCCACGGCTCAGTACGCTCCTCGTACTTCATGCCAAGGACCTCCAGCCCCTTGACAAACATATCTGTCCAGTCTTTGCGACTATTGATATCCGCGTCTACGAGGGAAACAAGGTCAGATGCCAGGGATTGAAGTTCCCCGTCGTCCATGTACTCAGCAAGATTTGCGTCAAATGTGTCCGCAGTCTTGGGTTCGGGCATCAGGTCGATCTCAAGTCCGTCCATTCCTACGCTGACGGACTCCGGGTTCTCAATCTCAATTTCAATGGCGGGCTCATCCGTCATGAGGCCCATATCGAGTGGGGCGAGTGCGGAGTCAAAGTTCGTAGCCATGTTGTTCCTCAGTAGTAAGCAGCCCTACGGCTGCTCTTGAAATACCGTACATCTTCTTTCTCGTCGGTAGGCAGTTGTACGAAACCACCCTGTCGGAACCGCATGAGTGCCATGACCGTGGAGTCCACCAAGTCGTCGTTTGCCATGAACGGGAACCCGGCAATCTCTTCCACAACCTCTTCAGCCCACCGTGTTTGCGGCACCCAGCACAGCTTTGACTGCACAATATCAGACACCGAGTTGAGTCGAGCGAGTTTATCCCCAGAACCCCTGTGCGGGGTGTATTCCTGCACGGGTAACCCAGAGCGCCGCATCTCTTGATACAGCGCCGTGCCGCTGGACTTCTTCTCCACGATAAACGAGTCAGGCTCCCACTCCTTGTACTCCTCCATCGCCAACCGCTTCAACTCCGGGAACTCCAGGCGTTTCTTGATGCTGTTGAGCAAGATGATGTTGTGGCACCCCTGCTCGTCGTTCATGAAGACACCCCACGTCGTCAACGCAGTGAAGTCCGCACGGTTATGGGACTCGGCAGCCGCGTCCAGGGACATGATCACGTACTCACATGGCGGTGGGGTATCGGATGTCCACTCCTGCCACCACTCCCGCTTGATGACCGACGCCTCTTCGGCGGTCGGGTTCTGCTGAAACTGCGCGTTCCACTGGAACAGCGGCATAGACGCCTTAGTCCGCAGCAGTGCAGGCACGTCATAGAACTCGGGCCACAGAGCCCTCTGGGAGCCATCTGGGCGGTCGAACAGGGCCGGGAACTCCACCACCTCATACTGGTCAGACTCAGGGTTCTGGGCCATGTCCCTAGTCACGCGCCCCGTCAGGTCGCTCAGGTGCCACCTTGTCTGGATGATGGCAACCCTACCCCCAGGCATCAGACGCGTACGCGCACCGTATGTGAACCACTCATACGCCTTGTCGAACACCTCAAAGTTACCGTTGATGATGTCCTGCTCATTGTGAGGGTCGTCTACCAGCAACAGGTCGGCACCCCGACCAGCCAACGCCGAACCTACGCCGCAGGCGTAGTACTCACCCCCGACGTTTGTATTCCACCGACCCGCTGACTTGCTGTCTTGCGCCAGGAACACCGTAGGATAAACTTGTTTGTACGCGTCGGTGTCGATGATGTTACGCACCTTGCGCCCGAAGTCCACCGCAAGATCTGACGTGTGCGAGACCATCAACACCTTCTTGGTGGGGTACTTACCGATGAACCACGCGGGGAAATAAATCGACACGAGCTGGCTCTTGCCATGCCGAGGCGGGATGTTCACGCACACACGGTCTTTATCGCCTTCGGCAATCGCCATCAGCATGTCAGCCAGTATACGGTGGTGCTTACCGACCTTGTAATCCGGTTGGATGTGCTTGCAGAACTCAATCAGGTCGTCCCGACAGTGCTGGGCTTGACGCCTGGAAGCCAAGGCTTCGGCAATTTGCAGGATTTCTTGCTGCTCCGACGAGTCAAACTGCTCGATATTGGCAACCAGAAGGTCAATATCCTCGTCTGACAGGTCGTCAAACGTATCCGCAGCTACTGCAGGTGTCAATTCAGCTCTCCAAGCTCTGCGTCAAGGTCTACAACCAGCGGAGCGTCGGAATCAACGACGTTTACGTCTTCGGCATCACTTTTTAACGCTTTGGACCGCAACGCATCGAGCTTTTCACGCAACGATTGCTTCAAATCGTCTGTCGAACGGTGGGTAACTGTCACTTCTGAGCGTTCTGTGAAGAGCCCGACGTCAGAAATCTTGCCCAACAGCTCCAACGCACGTATACGCACACGTGGATCGGGGTTTGAGGACTCCAAAAGCAGCTTGTTGGTGACGAATTGACGCACCTGTACCGCGTTTTTCACCACGGCGTGGCTGAATTCCTGCAGTGACTCGTCCAGTTGGAGGATTACGGCGGGGCGTAGGGACGAAAACTTGGCCGTGTTGACCATTCGGTTGGTGGATTCTTCGTTTGCAGCGAACGCGTGCATCAAATCACCGACAACTTTGTCGTCATCCGGCAGTGGAGCGAGCATTTCAGCGTCCAACCCATGCTCCGTAAGTACCCGCAGGGTGCGGCAGGCGGCAGAAGCACGCTCACGCAACGTGGCATGAGGCATCCCCTCAGGGGGAACGATAACCCCGAGATCCGGCGTGATGACCAATTCAGACGTGTCTGACATATCTCTTCGCAACTCGGCATGGAACCAAGCGTGATGCGGAACATACCATAAAAAATTGAAAACGCAAGGAGGTTGG